ATTGTTTTGAACCTAAACATCCACAGCTTGAGCCATTACCACACGTATCAGATGCAGAAGCTTTATATAAACCTAGACCTAATAATGATGTAGAATTAGGAGATGGAGCTGTTTACACAAATGATGGCAATTCTAATTCTTCAATGACAGCTGATCCTATAGGATCTAAGATATTAGGATATGAAATGACAGGTTCCCTTGGCGAGGTTACAATAACAGTATGACATTATCAGAGTTAAAAACATTAATTAAAAATTACGTACAAAACGAAGAGACTACTTTTGTATCTACTCTTGACGATATGATCAAGAATACAGAAGAAAGATTGTTTGAATTAATACAGTTTGATTTTTTTAGAAAAAATGTAACAGGTGTTTTAACAACTGGAAATACATATCTAACAGCACCCACAGATTATAATTTAAGTTTTTCACTAGCTGTTATAGACGCTAGTGGTGATTATCATTACTTAGAAAAAAAACATGGAAGCTTCATGAGAGAATATACTCCTGATCCTACAGACACATCATTAAGAGGATTGCCAAAATATTATGGAGATTTTGATAAAGAATTATCTACTGCTTCAAATAATGGATCTACATTAATTGTAGCACCAATTCCAGATGCAGATTATTCAGTAGAGTTACATTACTTATACAAACCTAATAGTTTAGTAACTGATACAACAGGAACATGGTTATCACAAAATGCTAGAAACGCATTGTTATATGGATGTTTATATGAAGCATATACTTTTATGAAAGGTGATACTGATCTTTTAGCTTTATATGAAAATAGATTTCAACAAGAAACTGCAAGGTTAAAAAACAAAGCAGAGGCTAGAGGAAGAAAAGACGAATATCGTTACGATTCTATTAGAAACGCTACCACTTAAGGAGAGAGAAGATGGAGAGAGTAGAAAACCTAAAAGGTAAAACTATAGCTATTGTCGGTCTTGGCAAAAGTTGGTTTGATTATAATTTAGCAAAATCACACGGAGTTCACTTTGATGAGGTATGGGCTATAAATGGTGTGGCTAGTGTTATCTATCATGATAGAGTATTTATGATGGATCCTGCGTCTAGGTTTTTAGATACAGATGATGCTGGTGGTCAAACAGAAATGATGGCTAAGATGTTACAAGAACATGAAGGGCCTATATATACATGCGAATTAGATAAGCGTTGTCCAGGTTTAGTTAATTATCCAATAGAGAATGTAATCAAAGACACTAACTGCTATTACTTAAATAATACAGTTGCCTACGCAATAGCTTTTGCGTTATGGAATGAGGTTGCTGTTTTAAAAATGTTTGGTGTAGATTTTTCATATAAAGAAAACTTACATTTTGCAGAAGCAGGAAGAGCTTGTACTGAGTTTTGGTTAAGCAAATGTATTTCAGCAGGTATGCGAGTAGAAATAGCAAGCACATCTGGGTTATTAGATACAGACGTAACACCAGAACAAAAGTTATATGGTTATCATAGGTTGGCAGATCCTTTGGTAGTAATATCTGATGAAGAAGGTTTAAAGATTGAAAGATTAAATAATTTAAAAATAACAAAAAAAGTACATGAACCTGTGTTAATAGATAGAAATGACTCACACTTAAAACCACCCGAGCCAAACAAATGGTAGATAAAATAACACCAGCAGGAATACCTGGATTAGGCATTATAGAAGCAAAAACTACTAATTATGGTGGACATCCTCCAGAGTTTTGGGCGGAAAGACTTACTGATAAAATAGTAAGCCATAGTGAAAGCCAAGATCCTTATATACAAGAACAAGCTAAAGCATATAGAGAGATGATTTATCAAGTTTGTTTGATTTATATAAAAAATGCTTTAAAATCTTATAAAGCCACTTTGATACAAGATTTATCTGGTCAAGGTAGCGAAGATATAGCAAAAATAATTAAAGGTATTTAATATGGCCATTACATCAACATTAACTACAAGTTTTAAAAAAGAACTATTGACTGCAACACACAATTTTGCAACTAATGGTAATGCTTTCAAACTTGCTTTATTCACAAGTTCTGCCACTATGGGAGCAACTACAACTGCTTATTCAACTTCACAAGAATCAAGTGGTACTAACTACACAGCAGGCGGTAATACTTTAACTAAAGTTGCACCGACAAGTTCTGGAACTACTGGTTTTACTGATTTTGCAGATTTAACTTTTGGTACAGCAACTGTTACAGCTAGAGGTTGTCTTATTTATAACGACACCAATAGCGATAAGTCAGTAGCAACTATAGATTTTGGTGGAGATAAAACTTCAACAGCAGGCGACTTTACTATAGTTTTTCCAGCAGCAGCGGCAAGCACAGCGATTATACGTATAGCTTAAAATGGCTGAGTTCCTTAACGGCTGGGGTCGAGGTACTTGGGGTCAACTCGCTTATGGTGAAGCAAGTGTTCCTCTTTCAATAACCGCACCCGCAGCAGGATCAACAGGTACACCAGTTGCAGCAGTAAATGCTCAAGCTATAGTATCAGTAGGTGGAGTCACTGCTAGTTTAGGTGCTGTTAGTGTAAACATTCAAGCTGAAGCTAACGTAACACCTACAACTTTATTAGCAGCAGGTAATCTAGGTACGGCTACAACAACTTCAGTAAACAATATTTCAGTAAGTGGTTTAAATAGTACGTCAGCATTAGGTACAGCAACTTTATCAACAAACAACAATTTATCTCCTTTTGGGTTAGATGGAGAAGCACGTTTAGGAGCGGTTACGCCGATTAGTAATAATAATTTATCAGTTTCTGGTTTTAGCGGCACTTCAGCTTTAGGCACTAGCACAACCAGTACAGTAAATAACGTTTTTGTAACTGGTGTCTCTTGTACTTCTGCTTTAGGAACAGTCACTACAGTTTGCAAAGCAAATATATTACCTGAACTAGGACAAGCAGAAGGTTTAGTAGGATCTACATTTGTTTGGAGCTTGATAGATGAAGCACAAACTCCTAATTGGGAAGAAGTAGCTTAACTTTTATAAAAAAACAACTTATAATAAATTTGAACGGAGATAAACATGGCAACATACGTAAATGATCTTAGGTTAAAAGAAATTGCTACTGGTGATGAATCAGGGTCATGGGGCACAAGCACAAATACTAACCTAGAGCTTATAGGTGAAGCGTTTAGTTTTGGTACTGAGGCCATAACCACAAACGCTGACACTCATACAACCACAATAGCAGATGGATCAACTGATCCTGGTAGATCTTTATATCTTAAATATACAGGTACTCTTGATAGTGCTTGTACTATTACCATAGCCCCTAATACCGTATCAAAACTTTGGTTTATAGAAAACGGTACTACTGGTTCACAAAACATAATTATTTCTCAAGGTAGTGGAGCTAATATAACAATACCTGCTGGAGATACTAAATTAATTTATTCTGACGGAGCAGGGTCTGGTGCGGCAATGGTTGACGCTTTTGCCAGTCTTAACGTTGTAGATCTAAAAGTAGAAGATGATTTAACAGTTACAGATGACGCTACAGTTGGTGGCACATTAGGTGTTACAGGTATTGTTACATTAACTGATGATCTTATTATTGGTGATGGTAAAACAATAGGATCTGCCTCAGATGTAGATGCTATGACTATTGCTTCTAATGGCCAAATAACATTAACACAAACTCTAATCGGTACAGCTTTAGACATCTCTGGCGATATAGACGTAGATGGTACTACAAATTTAGATGTAGTAGACATTGATGGTGCAGTTGACATGGCTACTACACTTACAGTTGGTGGTGAAATAGCAGCAGCAAGTTTAGACATCTCAGGAAATGTAGATATAGATGGTACCTTAGAAACAGATGCTTTATCTATTGCAAGTACAACTATTACTTCAACAGCAGCAGAATTAAACTTTAGTGACGGAGTAACTTCCAACATACAAACCCAGCTCAATACAAAAACCTCAACAGGTAAAGCTATAGCCATGGCTATTGTATTCGGATAATTTAGGAGAAAAATATGGCAGCAGTAAATATAGTAAATGTAACATCCATTGCAGGATTTAATTTGTGTGGAGCAATTACAACTTCAGCAACAGACATAATAGATGTATCTGCTGATGAAATTATTAAATTAAATACATTATTAATATCAAATGTAGATGGTACAAATGCAGCAGATGTAACTGTAGAAATATCTAGAGATAATGGCTCAAATTATTTTCACATAGCAAAAACAATATCTGTACCAGCAGACTCAACATTAACTGTTATAGATAAAAATCGTATGATTTATTTAGATGAAACAGATTTATTAAGAGTATCAGCTAGTGCTAATAGTGATTTACAGTATGTAGCTTCTGGTGAAATATTAGGTGACGCATAAGGAGTTAAAATATGGCTCACTTTGCAGAACTTGACAGCAGCAACGTAGTAATACAAGTAGTAGTAATATCTAACGAGGATGTAGCTGCTAATGGTGGCGATTATTCATCTGAAGCAGAAACTTTTGTTTCTAATATTTTACCTCATTCAGAAAATGGTGTTGCTTGGAAACAAACTTCTTATAACGGTAATCAACGCAAACAATTTGCGGGTGTAGGTCTTACTTATGATGCAACAAAAGACAAATTTATTTTACCAAAACCTTTCGGCAATGATCTCTATGAAAGTTCTTGGACGCTAGACTCTAACGATGATTGGCAGGCACCTGTAACTTATCCTAATGTAAATGAAGTTGACTCTAATCCCGTCTCAATATCTTGGAATGAACCTAATCAAGAATGGGTAGGTAAAACTTATACAGGTGCAAATTTAGAAATAGAAACAGACTATGTTTGGAACGCAAGTAGTCTTGAATGGAGAGAGGTTTAAATATGTCAGATGGTAATGGAGGAATTATTGGGCCAGATAATGACCCAACAACAAGTACACAAAGTGCGGTAATAACTACTTTTAATTCTAGTGGAACTTTAACCACAGCAACACACACAAAAGAACTACAATACCTTATTATTGCAGGTGGTGGAGGTGGCGGAGGTCATCCTGTAGCTCCAACATTTACTGTTGGTTCTAGAGGTGGGGACTCTTCTATAGCAGGAACTCCCATTACAACTGTTACCTCAACTGGCGGCGGAGGAGGTGATACAGGCTATTTCACACCTAATCCTGGAACACAACCTGGAGGGTCTGGTGGCGGAGGAGGTCGTTTTGCTCTTGGTACTGGAACAGCCAATCAAGGATTTAATGGCGGAAGCGGTGCAAGAGCAAACCAGTTAGGTGCAGACGTATCTGGTGGAGGTGGAGGTGCTAGTGCAGCAGGTGGCAACGGAGTAGGAGCACCTACTTATGCAAGTGGTTCTGGAGGTGCAGGAGTTGCATCATCAATAACTGGCTCAGCAGTTACAAGAGCTGGTGGCGGTGGTGCAGGTCAATACTATTTCGGTGCTGGAAATGTTGGTTCTGGAGGTTCTGGAGGTGGCGGTAACGGAGGTAATCCAGCTAATACGGTTTCTGCTGGTTCAGCTAATACAGGTGGCGGTGGCGGTGGTTGGGCTAGTAATATTACTGCTTTCCAAGACTTTGGTGCAGGAGGTGGAGCAGGTGGTTATAGATCTTCTGTCCCAGGCGAAGCATCAGGTGGCGGAGCTTCAGCTGAATCTACATTAACTGTTGTTGGTGCCACAAACTATACTATAACTGTAGGAGCAGGAGGTGCTGGAGCAGCAGCCCCAGCATCAACAAATGGAGGTTCTGGTGTAGTGATTACCAAAGAACCCGAAGTTAGTTTCGTATCGGGAGCATCTGGAATGTGGAGTTTAGATGAAGTCTACGACTTTGTAAAAGCTGGTACTTGGACTAACTAAAAATTCTTTACGCAACAAAAAATGAATCTTAAATGGTATTACTGGTACTTTCAATCAGTTATACCAGAAAGAATTTGTGATGAAATAGTAAAATATGGTAAAGAGCAGGATAAAGAAATGGCTCTTACAGGTTATTCTCAATCCGAAAACCTTACCCAATTAGAAATTAAAAATATACAAAAGAAAAGAAAATCTGATGTAGTATGGATATCTGATAGATGGATATATAACGAAATCCAACCTTACATACATCAAGCAAATGCAAGTGCTAATTGGAATTTTGACTGGGATTGGTCAGAAGCTTGTCAGTTTACCGAATACAAAAAAGACCAGTTTTATGACTGGCATTGCGACTCACATGAAGAACCTTATGACCAACCAGATAATATAAATACTCATGGTAAGCAAAGAAAACTTAGTATGACTGTATCACTCACTGACCCTAAAGAATACGAAGGTGGAGATTTAGAGTTTGATTTTAGAAATACAGACGAAGGCTCTCAACCAAGAATATGTAAAGAAATTAGAAAAAAAGGAAGTGTAATTGTTTTTCCTTCTTTTGTTTGGCACAGAGTTAAGCCTGTAACTAAAGGTATACGACACTCGTTAGTGTGCTGGAATTTAGGATACCCATTTAAATGAGTTTTAAAAAAAATAAGTACCAAGTAATCAAAGGTGCAATATCAAAAGAATTAGCAGATTTTTGTTATCAATATTTTTTAAATAAAAGAAAAGTAGCTAGGCATTTATTTGATGAAAAATACATATCACAGTTTACCGAATACTTTGGAGTTTGGAATGATGAACAAGTACCTGAAACTTATTCACACTATAGCGATATTGTGATGGAAACTTTGCTACAAAAAGTAAAACCTATTATGGAAAAAGAATCAGAACTTAACCTTGTTGAAACATATTCATACGCTAGAATTTATAAAAAGGGTGACGAGTTAAAAAAACACAAAGATAGATACTCTTGTGAAATATCTACTACTATGAATCTTGGCGGTGATGATTGGTCAATATACATAGAACCAGATATTGAAATAAATTTAAACCCAGGTGATATGTTAATGTATCGTGGTTGTGATTTAGAACATTGGAGAGAACCTTTTGAAGGTGAAGATTGTGGACAGGTATTTTTACACTACAACGATGCAAGTAGTAAAGATGCTAAACAAAATAAATTTGATGGTAGACCTATGATTGGTTTGCCTTCTTATTTCAAATAATTGCCTTTTTACACTATAATAAAATAAGTCTGCGATGCAGATCAAAATAAAGGAGAAATATTATGGTAGATATTATTATGTGGGTTACTACAATAGTTACAGTTGCTAGTTTAATAGCAGCAAGTACGCCAACGCCTAAAGATGATGCGTGGATCGGTAAACTTTATAAGTTTGTAGATCTTTTAGCTTTAAATATAGGTAAAGCAAAGGAGAAGTAGTATGGGTATTCTTAGTAAATTTTGGGATAAAGTTACTGGCACTGAAAAAGTTAAAGTAAGATCAAGAAATAAAAAAGGTCACTATGTTGCTGACGACAAATCTACTCCAAATGTTAATGAGGCTTATACTACTAAAAGAGTAAAGAAAAAAGCTAAAATTAACATAAACAACACAGACGCATAATGGCAAAATCACCAGATGCTTTTGTCTATAACGCAACACTTGACCGTATTGTAGACGGTGATACTTTTGATTGTATTTTAGATTTAGGCTTTGATGTAAAGCTACATAAACAAAGAGTTCGTCTGCATGGGATCGATACTCCAGAATCTAGGACACGTGATCTTGCTGAAAAAAAATTAGGTCTAGCTGCAAAGGCTAGGCTTGGTGAGTTATGTTGCGGTAGTTTTAAAGTTAAATCACTTGGTAAAGGTAAATATGGACGTATTCTCGGCATACCTTACACAGAAGATGGCAAAGATATCTGTCAAATGTTAATAGATGAAGGTCATGCAGTTGAATATCATGGTGGTAAAAAAGCTAAAGTATGGGGTGATTATTAAATAACATGGACTCTGTAGTTCAGTTAATTAATGAAGTTGGTTTTCCAATAGCAGCAGCTATAGGTTTAGGTTTATTTATCTGGAAGCTGATCAATAAAATTATTGATGGCATGGAAACTAAAGTAGATGTACTTGATGAAAAAGTTTCTGCTCAAATATCAGAAATAGAACAAAGACTAGGTCAAAAACTAGACTCACAACACGGTATCTTGGTTGCTCTTATTGATAGAGTGCGATCCGTAGACAACGAGATAATTAGACAAGATACACTTCTCAAGACTATACTTGGTGTACCACAACTAATGCACACCGATAGGTTGGCAAAGGCGGATAGAGATGACCAAAGAAAAGATTGATAAAGCAGAAGCTGAAAAAGTTTTAATAACTAAAATTATGGTAGTTATTGGAATTATGTTGTTTGTAGGAATATTTTTTCAAAACCTTTGGGCAGACCAAATAGTTCATAAGTTTAAATCACCTAGTTTTAACGGCATGGGTACCAGCTCACACTATCTTACGATTGAAAACCAAGAGTTCTCAAGAAAATTAACCATTAAGGAAGAGATTAAGGCCTTACAGGATGAGATAGAAAGAGAAAAAGAAAACTCTACTCTTGCAAGATTTATGCGTAACCTAGAATCAAGAGTATATGCTGAGTTATCAAGACAGTTAGTAAATAACTTATTTGGCGAAACACCATCAAGTTCTGGAACCATAACATTAGAAGGTAATACTATAGAGTATACTAGCGATGGCGTAACATTAACTTTAAAGATAACGGAAGCAGATGGCACAGTTACAGAAATCACAATACCTATTGGTACTTTTACTTTCTAGTTGTTCTATATTTGATCAATACGAAGATACATACGAACAAAGATATAGTTCTAATAATGTAGTATCTATACAAGATTTACAGTCTAAAGAACTTAAAAACGTACCAATACCAGAAGTTAGTCCAGTAGTAGCGGTATACCCTACAGCATTTACAGATCAAACAGGACAAAGAAAAAGCAACAGCGAGTTTGCTTTATTTTCTACAGCTATCACCCAGCAACCAAACGCACTACTTATACGAGCTTTAAAACACGCAGGAGACGGTAACTTTTTTAGAGTTGTAGAAAGAGTTGGCTTAGATAATCTTACTAAAGAACGCCAGCTTATAAGGTCAGCAAGAGAACAAACAGCTACAGAAGAAGATAAAAACAAAGCTCTTAGACCATTATTATTTGCAGGTATCTTAATAGAAGGAGCTGTTATATCTTACGAAGCTAATTTAGAGTCTGGTGGCGTAGGAGCTAGGTATCTTGGTATTGGCAATAGCGTGCAATACAGAGAAGATAATATAACTGTTAGTTTACGTATGGTTTCTGTGGCTACAGGCGAAGTATTGTTAGAAGTATTAAGTCAAAAGACCATATTTAGCTATGGTAAATCTGAAGATGTATTTAGGTTTATTGAGGCTAATACTGAGCTAGTAGAAATAGAATTAGGTAACGCTAGAAATGAATCTTCTACCATAGCTTTGATGAAAGCTATAGAAGGTGCTGTCCTTGAACTGGTGCAAATAGGTTATAACAGAAAATATTGGGTTTTACAAAAACAAAATCAAGGAGTAAAATTAAATGATGAAGAAATTAATAAGCCTACTTGTGATGCTGAGTGCATGGACAAGTTACGCGGCTGACAACGAAATATATGTAGATCAGTCTGGTACTGGTGCGAATATAGACCTAGAACAATTAGGTATATCTAATATTATTGGTGGTTTAAATTCAACGGCTGGAAGCGTTAATGCTTTTGATTTGGATGGAAACACTATGACTTTAGACATCAACATGATTGGTGCAACTAATAAGTTTCTTGGTGATATATTTGCAGATAACTTCACAGGTTTATATAACTTTACTGGTGGTACAAACTCTTTTACTATTCAAGTAGATCCAACAGATACCTACAGTTCAGATGGCTCTAATCAAAACGTAGCTGTTACTGGTAGTGGTAATACATTTACTTTAAACCAAGGTACAACTGCAATAGCTGCATCACTAGATTTAGATTGGATTATTCAGGGATCTAATAACACAGTAACATCTAACATTAATATTGATGGTGCTACCAACTATATGGATATAGATGGTTCTGATAATACAGTAACTTATACAGGTACAGGGGTTAATGCTTCAGCAGGTGGATATTTCTACTTAGATCATACAGGTGGCTCGAGAACATTTAATATTCAACAACTGAGTACCCAAGATAATGACTGGCTCAAAATTATGTCAATCTCTGGCACTTCTGCTTCTACTGTTTGTGTCGTTCAAAACGATCAAGGTACAAGCACAAGCTGTTGATATTGGAGACATTTCTGAACTAAACGGTTCAGCCCAAATAGTAAGAGACAAACCCTACGATGCAAACTTAAAGTTTGCTATACAAAGTAATGATGAAGCCATAACTACTAATGGCAGAATGGCTATAACATTTCTTGATGACTCTGTTGTAAAATTAACTGAACACTCACAATTATTAATAGATGAATACATTTACGATCCTGATCCAAGCAAATCTAAAATGGCTATTACCTTTGGTCTTGGGACAGCACGCTTTATTACTGGCAATCTAAATCGTATAGATAAACAAAATATTACTCTTAAGACTCCTACAGCCAATATAGCTATAAGAGGTACAGACTTTACAGCCACAGTAGATGAGTTAGGCCGCAGTCTTATAATACTTTTACCAGATGCTTCAGGTTTATCTAGTGGCGAAATACTGGTAACTACAGCTATGGGTACTGTCACTCTTAATAAACCATATCAAGCTACAACTGTTAGCGTTTTTGAATCATCTCCTAGTAAACCCGTTATTTTAGATTTAACGCTAGATGTTATAGACAATATGCTTATTGTGACTCCTCCAAAAGAAGAGGTAGTTATAGAAGAAGAAAGTACAAATACACAAACAGATAGCGTATTAGATTTTAACGATCTTGATATAGATTATTTAGCAGATGATTATTTAAAAGAAGACAGTTTAGAATTTACAGAACTTGATATAAATTACCTAGATGTAAATTATCTTGAAGATTTGTTAAATGTACTAGATGCTTTAGCTGTAAGTGAAGATGAAGATCAACTAGCTCAAGCAACCAGCACACAAGTTAGTGGTACTTTACTAGGCAAGGATCCTGACACTCAAATAACTACAATTATTACAGGTAATGTTATTAGTCTACGCAGACAGGTAAACGAGTCTGTGCAATTAGACCTAGATGGTAGTACATCTTATACTGTTATCTTCATACAAGATGGCATATCAAATGTTATTAAGGTAAATGGAGGGAGTGACAGCGTTATTACTATCACTCAAAGTGATTAATGAAAAGATTATTATTACCTATACTTATATTACTATCACTACCTTTAATATTTCAAAGCACACCTACAGAAATACTTAAGTTAAAAATATTTGATGCTTTTGTTACAACACCAAAGCCAAGTGGTAACTTTGTCATACTTAACATAACCGAAGAAGATGTAGAACGAGAGGGCGGTTGGCCATTACCTAGACAAAGACTTGCACAAATACAAGCAGACTTAATTAACAAAGGTGCAGTAGGCATTGGTTGGGTTGTATCCTTTCCACAACCAGATCGCATGGGTGGTGATGAGGTTTTTGCAGAAGCATTAGGTTATGCACCTTCTGTTATAGCAATGTTTGAAGATGGCAAAGGTAACTTTCCTGCATCACCAGGTACGGTTGTTATGGGTAATAATAATGGTGGTATACTTAGTTCGGGAGTAAAACAAAACCAGCCTCTATTAGCAAATAACACGCTAACTGGTTTAGCTATTGCTCCCACTGATGTAGATCAACTTGTAAGAAGAATACCTCTTTTAGTCAAAACACCTAACAATGAATGGATACCTAGTTTTGGTACACAAATATATAAGGCTTTGTTTAATGTAAAAACCTACATTATAAAAACCAATGATAATGGTATAGAGGAAATATCAATCAGAGGAATACCACCAATTAAGACGGATAGCCTTGGTCGTAAATGGATCAGTTGGGTAGATACACCACAAACTGATTTAAAAGAAATGAATGTTGCAGGTAAGTTTGTTTTTGTTGGCGTAACTGCTAACGGAGTGATGCCACAAGTTGCAACTCCAGTTGGTTTATTAGAACCACATAAGATTCAAGCAGCATTATCTGAGTCAATCTTGATACAAAACTCTCCAATAATTCCAGATTTTGCCTTAGCTTTGGAAATTTTAATTTTTGGAATTTTTGTGTCATTGACATGGCTTGTAATAAATTATCTTGGTGTAACTAAGGGCGTAAGTATAGCTGTGATTTTGCTTTTAACCACAGGCTTTACAGGAGCTTACAGCATTCAGAAGGGTTATTTAATAGATTTTTCGTGGACTTTTATATCACAATTTATAACTGGAGCTATTGCCTTCTATATAAACTTTAGAAAACAGTTTAAGTTACGTCAATTAATTAAAAAACAATTTGAACATTATCTTGATCCAAGACAAGTTAAACAACTACAAGATAATCCTAATCTATTAAAACTTGGTGGCGAAAAAAGATACGCTACATTTTTGTTTACAGATGTTAGAGGCTTTACCAGTCTTTCAGAAAAACTAAAACCAGAAGAAGTTACTGAGATAAT